TCGACCTCACCATCCTTTGGATCGCCGATGCCATCAACTTCATAGATATAAAGTTGTGAGCTTGTGTTTGCAATTTCTACGTTGTCGCCAACTTTAATCCCATTGATATAGATATTAGCGCGAGCAGCTTCATCGCCTGCTTGATCTTGGTGTAGCTTTAGAGCAATTTTATAAGTGGCCATAGAAGCCTTCTCCTATATAAACATGTTTATGATATTATTTATCGCCGTATATTGAAAGAACTTCGCTGACCACAGGATGTCTTTCAATATCGTTATAATCGAATTCTACAAATTTTATATATTTAGCAAATTTGTAAGAATTATATAGCTTATTAAAATCTAACAAACCGTTTTGCGCTTCTTTTTTGTCAGTTTGTTGTATGTCGCCAGTAACAGCCATATAACTACCCTCACCAATGCGAGTTAGCAGCATTTTCATTTGATTAGGTGTAGCATTCTGCATCTCATCCGCAATAATATATGAATTTTTAAAGGTACGACCTCGCATGAAAGCCAATGGTGATATTTCAATAACCATTTCATCAATCATTTCCTTAATTTGTTTAGGAGAATAGTATTCTTGCATAACATCAAAAATAGGCCGTGTCCATGGTTCCATTTTACTGTTTAAGTCGCCGGGTAAAAAGCCGTGTCGTTCATCATCCACTCCCACTGCTGGTCTAGTGACCACTATTTTTTTTATACTACCTTCTTTGAGTGCTTTTAATGCTGCTAGCACAGCAAGCATGGTTTTGCCTGTGCCCGCAGGACCTACACCAAACACAATAATGTTATCTGGATCTAATAATTTTTCTATATATGTTTCTTGGTTTAAATTTCTTGGAACAAGTAGTACCTTGTTTTTGCGTTGTATATATTCACTGATGTTTATAATATTTTCATTGCGATGATTATGATATGTGTCTTTAAACTTATTCTTGTGCCTGCGACTCATTAAGTTGTCCTCCTATTTGAAACCGAGGACATAAGTTAAATTTTTGATTGAGAGCATATGCCCTCCTTTCAAAATTATTTAACAGGTAGATATTCCAATTATAACACATTATTTGAATTTTTTTTGGGCAAATTCGTATAAAAATTTGTTTACAAAATCTGTATGAGCACTTTCACAGGGATGTGTAGCATAAAACGGATAACCACCATCTGCTGCCCACTTATAAAAACCAGGAAAGTGATAAAAATTACTCTGGTCCAGGCTTTCAAATAGGTTTTCTATACTAGCGTCCCAGGGCACATTTTTATTAAAAATACACTCATCTACGTAGGTGAAAATATATTTTTTGTTGCGCTGCTTTAACCAATCCTGTAAATAAACTATTTCTTTAAGAGTGCTGTATGTTTCCCAGTATTTACTGTCGCCTATATGTTTATAATATACTTCACTGAAGTCTGCTAGTCCTGTGCTTTGCGCTACAAGTTGACTTTTCTTGTAATGATTAAAGATATTATCTTTAAAATTTTGAAAGGCTTCTAGTATAACACTTTGATTTCGTTCATGTGTCCAGGGACTAATACTGTACCAGGGACTGTCTCGTTCCAGGGTATCATAGTTAAACCTAAACTCAAACCGTGTGGGGAAACTCCACATAACCACTACTACATGCTCTATTCCTCGCCGATCCAGAGAACTTACGGTGTTGATAACGTTTCTAGCAATAGCAGGATTACTCCAACCTCCCTGAGCCACACACACGTATTTCATTTCTAGTTTGTGTGCTAGATATGCGCTCCAGGTTAGTTCGCTAGGGGTTTGAGGCGTACAGTCAGCAAGTTCGTTACCGTAGGTAAAACTGTCCCCGCCTGCTACAAGTATTGTCATATGAAATATTTAGTAGCGTATTAAGGATTAGAATATAAAAACTAAATATATTATATTAAAGGAAAATCATGCCAACTTCTATTTCAAACTTATTTAAGAAAAACTATGATAGTAGAGTTAGTAAAACCTATACCATAGACGAATATCTAGATTTATGTAAAAAAGATCATCTAGCATATGCCACAGCGGCAGAACGTATGTTGGCTGCTATTGGGGAACCTAAGCTTGTTGACACAAGTAAGGATCCCAGACTTAGTCGTATATTTTACAATAGAACAGTACGGGTATATGAAAATTTTCGAGAATTCTATGGCATGGAAGATGTGGTAGAACGCATTGTAGGTTATTTTCGCCATGCTGCCCAGGGCCTGGAAGAGCGCAAGCAAATACTTTATCTACTGGGACCCGTGGGAGGTGGCAAGAGCAGCCTTGCTGAAAAGCTAAAAGAACTCATGGAAAAATTACCCATCTATGTACTAGCAACAGAAGATGGTGAGCTGAGTCCTGTATTTGAAAGTCCACTAGGACTATTTGCCAATGAAAATTACTATGACGTTATGCTGGACAAATATGGTATCGAATCCAGATACCTAACCAGTATCATTAGTCCGTGGGCCATAAAGAGATTACGAGAATACGAAGGTGACATCGGTCGTTTCCGTGTTATTAGTATTATACCCAGCAAACTAGAACAGATTGCTGTAATGAAAACAGAGCCCGGCGACGAGAACAATCAGGATATTAGCACACTAGTAGGCAAGGTAGATATTCGTAAACTAGAACACTTTAGCCAGAATGACACAGACGCCTACAGTTATAGTGGTGGGTTATGCCGTGCTAACCAAGGTTTGTTAGAATTCGTGGAAATGTTTAAGGCGCCCATTAAAGTTCTACACCCACTGCTAACTGCTACACAGGAAGGCAACTATGTGGGCACAGAAGCTATTAGTGCCATCCCTTTCCAGGGTATCATACTGGCACACAGCAACGAATCAGAGTGGCAGACATTTAAAAACAACAAAAACAATGAAGCATTCTTGGATCGTATTAGTATTGTTAAAGTTCCTTACTGCTTGAGGGTAGATGAGGAAAAAGGCATATATGAAAAAATGATCCGCGCAAGCGGACTACACAACGCAGCCTGCGCTCCACAAACAGTGGAAATGTTAGCTCAGTTCAGCGTACTCACCAGGCTCAAGGAGCATGAAAATAGCACACTATTCAGCAAGCTCAGAGTTTATAACGGCGAGAACATCAGAGAGCAGGATCCCAAAGCTAAGACTATTCAGGAGTACAGGGATGTGGCCGGTGTTGACGAAGGCATGGAAGGTATCAGCACACGGTTTGCTTATAAAATACTAAGTCAGACTTTTAACTTTACCCCCGAAGAAATAGCTGCTGATCCTGTTCATATGATGTTTGTGTTAGAAAATGCTATTAAACGCGAGCAGTTTGGACAGGAACGAGAAGAACGTTATCTCGATTTTATTAAAAGTGATCTAGCAAACAAATACGCGGAGTTTCTAGGCAACGAAATTCAAAAAGCTTACCTAGAAAGCTATAGCGAATATGGTCAGAACTTGTTTGATCGTTATGTAGAGTATGCTGATGCTTGGATACAGGACCAAGAATTCAAGGATCCTGATACTGGCTTGCTTATGGACAGATCACAACTCAATGACGAACTAGAAAAAATTGAAAAACCCGCTGGTATTGCCAATCCCAAGGACTTTAGAAATGAGATTGTAAACTTCTGTTTACGAGCAAGAGCTAAACCCGAAAACGGTGGTAATAATCCAATGTGGACAAGTTATGCTGTGCTTAGAGACGTTATTGAAAAGAAAATGTTTAGCCAAGTCGAAGACTTGCTCCCTGTAATTAGTTTTGAGGGTAAAAAAGACAAAGAACTCGAGAAAAAACACAATGACTTTATAGCCAGAATGGAAGATCGTGGATACACGCCACGACAAATTCGTAGGCTAGTTGAATGGTATATGCGTATCAGAAAGTCAAACTAAGGTTAAGTCAATGTCTACAGTAATTGATCGTAGACTTAATCCTAGGGATAAAACTATAAAGAACAGACAAAAGTTTGTACAGCGTAGTCGCGACCAAATAAAACGAGCTGTTAAAGAAAGCATAGACTCAGGTAATATCGCTGATATAGAAAATGATAAAGCTCGCATTCGTGTTAAAGGTATCAACGAACCTGAGTTTACTATAGATCCAAAAACCGGAGATAAAAAATATGTACTGCCCGGCAACAAAAAACACGTTGTTGGCGATAGGCAGGATAAACCCAGTGAGGATGGTGGATCCAGTGGCAAGCAGGGCGGGCTAGGACGCAGCGAAGATGAATTTGAGTTCGTGTTAAACAGGGACGAATACCTAGATTTTATATTCCAAGACCTCGAACTACCAAATCTTGTTAAAAGAAAAATTAAAGACGTAATTAAACATAGACTACGCAGGGCCGGATTTACCAATCAAGGTTCTCCTAATCAGCTTGACATAACAAGAAGTTTAAAAAACAGCATAGGTAGACGCATAGGTCTGCGTAGACCAAAAAATCAAGAAATTGAAGAATTAGAACAAGAACTAGCAGACTGCGACAACGAACTTCGCAAGCAGGAAATACAGGAACTTTTAACATATCTACGTAAGAGACAAATTACGGTCCCATGGTTAGATCCCGTGGATGTTAGATATAGAGCATTTGTAAGTCACCCTGAGCCTACTACAAAAGCAGTTATGTTCTGCATCATGGATGTTAGTGCCAGCATGGGGCAGCGTGAAAAAGATTTGGCAAAGCGTTTCTTTTTCTTACTACATATGTTTTTAATCCGCAAATATGAAAAGGTAGATATTATCTTTATTAGACATCATGAAGAAGCCAAAGAAGTTGATGAGGAAGAATTTTTTACTAGCAGAGAAAGTGGAGGAACAGTTGTAAGCAGTGCCCTGTGTTTAACAAAGGAAATAATTAAAAAGCGTTATAATTTAGATGAATGGAATGTTTACGTAAGCCAAGCCAGTGATGGAGATAACTATGCGGCTGATCAAGATCGGTGTAAACAAGAAATGGAGCAGCTATTACCCTTATCACAGTATTTTGCTTATATAGAAATTGGTGGTTACAATGTTGATTATATGGGCGTACATCATCATCATAGTTTAAGTCAACTTTGGTGGACCTACAAAGAACTAACCAGATCTTACCCACAGTTAAATATTAAAGAGATCGACGAAGTGCCGGATATCTGGAAGGTGTTCAAAGAACTTTTTAAGAAAGACGAAGCGTAATGGCAAAATTGTTATACGATGATAATGAATGGACCTTTGACAAGTTACACGCAGCAGACGAAGCAATTCGTGAAATTGCTCTTGAAGAATTAAAGCTTGACGTATATCCTAATCAAATTGAAATTATTGGCAGTGACCAGATGCTGGATGCTTATAGTAGCCATGGGCTACCATTGATGTATAATCACTGGAGTTTTGGTAAACATTTCCTAAGTCAGGCATACAACTACAGGAAGGGTTATAGCGGACTTGCCTATGAAATTGTAATTAACAGCAATCCTTGTATTAGCTATCTCATGGAAGAGAATAGCATGACCATGCAGACACTTGTTATTGCTCATGCTGCTTATGGACATAATCACTTTTTTAAAAATAACTATTTGTTTCGTCAATGGACGGACGCAGAAGGAATAGTAGATTACCTAAACTTTGCTAAAAACTACATAAAGAAGTGCGAAGAAAAACACGGCACACAACTAGTAGAGGAAACACTGGATGCTTGTCACGCTATCATGGACTATGGCATTGACAAGTATCGTAGACCCAGTAAACTTAACAAAGAAAAAGAACTTGAACAACAAATTGCCAGGGAAGAATATGTTCAACAACAAGCGAACCAGCTATGGTCAACCTTGCCTAAACGTAAAAAGAAAGTTGTAGAAGTTAAAGAAGAAAGGTTTCCCCGAGATCCGCAGGAAAATATCCTATACTTCATAGAAAAAAACTCACCTAGTTTAAAGAGTTGGCAAAGGGAGATTGTGAGAATAGTTCGTAAGATAAGCCAGTATTTCTATCCACAGCGCCAAACAAAACTAATGAACGAAGGTTGGGCTAGTTTTACGCACTATTATATTATGAACAGACTCTGGGAAAAGGGCTTAATCAGCGACGGGCATTATATTGAGTTTATTCACAGCCACAGCGGCGTACTAAGGCAACTGGATCATGACCACAAATACTATAATGGCTTTAATCCCTATGCCCTGGGCTTTGATATGTTTACGGATATACGCAGGATTTGCTCTGAACCCACAGCAGAAGATCTAGAATATTTTCCACATATAGCAGGCAAAAACTGGTTGGAAACATGCTTAGATGCTGTAATTAATTATAGGGACGAAAGTTTTATAACACAATTTTTAAGCCCACGTATAATGCGTAAATGGCGTTTATTTGAAGTAAGTGACCAAGAAATGGACAGTTATGTTGAAGTCACTGGTATACAAAATAAAACAGGCTATGCTAAAATAAAAGAAAGTTTAAGTTATCAATATAGTATAGGAAAGTTCCAACCAAACATACAAATAGTCGACGCTAATCTCAAGGGCAGTAGAGAATTAATTTTATCCTATACCAAGCATAATAAACAACGTTTGGGCGGTTCTCGCGATCGCGTATTAGAATATATTAAATACCTTTGGGGCTATGAAGTGTCTATCAAAGAAAATGAATAACAGTTTAGAATAATAAATATATATATGGATATTAAAGAAATTGTTGAAAATACTAAAAAAGTTTACATGAGCGAGGCTAGCCTTGAATTGCTCATGGACTTTGAACGGGTTCTTGATGAAGTAGATTTATATGCTTTCAAGAACTGGAAAAAAGGCGAATTAGTCGAAGGTCCAATAAAACACAGACACTGGGTCGAGTGTACGTTTATGTATCCAAATCGTCTAATGCCGGACCCAGATGGTGGTAAAAGACTGCTGGGCTACAACGTTATTGTTGAATACAAAAAAGACAAACTTGTAGTACCAGTTAAAGTTCAAAGTTACAGTGACTTTAGACCAGGCACTAAGAAACCAAAACTCAAAGAAGATCCTGTGTGGTTGGTCAAACTTAAAATGCCAGTTGAATTAGTCAAAGACGTAGTTGAAGGATTTATCGAACTTGAAGGTAAGGACATAGACTTGTCAGATCTTGACAATGCTTATGACCAAGGCATCAATGATGTAAGTAACTCATCGGCTGGACCGGCAGCACAACCCCAAGAGCAACAACCCCAAGAGCAACAAGCCCAAGGAACAATCTAACAGTGGATACATTAAATGAAAGTTTAGATCCAAATGATCTACAAGACAGGGTAAAACCCACGGTTCATTTTGACGAATACAGTCCTAAAATGGGCACGGATGATTCTGTTATTGTAGCAAGCTTTAGCGTAATGGGACAGCAGGCAGCATTTGATCTTGAAAATTTTTTAGAAAAAGGATATCCGTGGATACTAGATGCTGAAACCAGTGCCGGTGAAATAAAATCTAATCACTGGCTGGTATTTGTTGAAGCGGAGCGTAGGACCAGTTTTCCAGAAAACTTTATCGAACTTATAAAAGATCTGGAGAATCTCACAGGGATAAAACTTGAATCATGGAATATGCTCTACTATCTCGGCGGTCGAAAAGATCCCACATATTCTCTAACAAAAAATAACATAGCAGCTCATGTACCACTTAGTCCAAAGAAGTACAGAGATATAAGAAACTCAAACGCAATGCTAGAAAGCATGCTTAACATCGCAAGAGTTCCACGACGCCAAGGAGACATACATGGACTTACAAAAGCTAAGACAAGACCTAGCCAATGATGAAGGCGTAGTCTACGAAATCTATCTAGATCACCTAGGTTATCCTACTTTTGGTATTGGACACCTGGTTACATCCAATGATTCTGAATACGGCTATCCAGCTGGAACACCCGTTACGGAAGATAGGGTAATTTCAGTGTTCGAATCTGATATACAGGTTGTATTACAGGACTGTGAAAAGCTTTATCCAGATTTCTATGTGTTGCCCGAAGAAGCGCAGCTAATTATCGCCAATATGATGTTTAATCTTGGCTATCCTAGATTATCAAAATTCAAAGGCATGAAGGTTGGTGTTGATGCTCGAGATTGGAATCGAGCAGCCGACGAAATGGTTGATAGCTCGTGGTATAAGCAGGTTCCAAATAGAGCCAGCAGACTAGTAGAAAGAATGCGTAACGTTTAAAGGTAGATAAACCCATGGGTTTGAAAATCGCTGGCATAATGTTAATACTAATGATGGCTATGTCTGGCATAGGCTATTGGTACTACAACGACACGCAGGAAAAAATGCGTATTCTTGTTGCTAATGAAGCAAAGGCTACAATAGCCGCTCAAACAGCAGAAGCAGCAACCAAAGCACTACAAGAAAGTTATCAGCGCATGAGCGAAGAGTTAAATCGTGTTAATAGCCAGTTTGCAGAGGCAAGAGCAAATAATCAGGTACTAACTAATAAACTTGCAAAACACGATCTGGCGGTTCTCGGTGAGAAAAAACCAGACACAGTTCAACGCATGATTAACAGTGCGAGTGCAAAAGTGTTGAGATGTTTTGAAATAGAAAGTGGTTCAAAATTAACGGAGGCAGAAAAAAATGCTAAGTCAGGTAAAGCGTTCAATAGCGAGTGTCCTTGGCTGTGGCCTGGTCCTAGTAAGCCTTAGTGCTTGCAGTAGTCCTAGGGTCCTAGAAATAAGTTCAAAACCAGTTGAAATACCTAAACTTACTCTGCCCAAGTCGGACGTTTTAAGTTTAAGTTCACGGCAGGTAGAATGGCATGTAATTACGTTGGAAAATTATCAAACAATTTTTGAAGAGATAAAAAAGTCAGGTAGACCCATGACACTGTTTGCTCTTACAGATAAGGGTTACGCCAATCTAGGCGAGAATTTAAGCAGTATTAGAGCATTTATAGAACAGCAAAAAGCTATTATTGTTGCCTACGAAAATTATTACAAAGAAAGTGGTAAAGCCATAGAAGATGCTAATAAAGAGATAACCAAGAGTCAAGAAGAAGTTAAAAAAAGTGTAGAACCCAGTCCAGCGTTTAGTTTTAAAGGATTATTTAAATGACAGTAGATGGAGGAATTTACGCTGGTACAGCAGGTACAGATACAAACTGTAACAACTGTGGCCATCCCAGTCACTGTGGTGGACCACTCTATGAAGATGCTTGGAACGAATATGGACGTCGTTTAGGTAGAATAGAGATTTGTAAAAGCTGCATCTGCGATGACTGTAGTACTAAAGATATTAGTGAATGTTAGGAAATAACATGAGAAAGTTTTTATCAACAAGTTTATTTTTATTATTTTTATCAGGCTGTGCTTTAACTGATGTTATCCCTAGTTTCTGGGACGACAACCAAAGTTCACGTATAGTGGATGTTTATGTTAAAGCAACAAACATGGATTGTAAACAACCACACCTATCTCAGGTATCCAGCATTAGAGATGACTTACAGTGGTTCCAATTATATAGCGAAAGCAAAGGTTGGTTACAGCGAGATGTTCTAAAACTTATAAAACCCATGCAGGACACCGTAGAAGATTTTTATAAGCGTAGCAAAGAAAAACAGGGCAGCGAAGCCTATTGTGAAATTAAAAAGAAACTATTAATCAAACAGAGCAAAGACAGTGCTCAGGCAGTACTAGGAAGGTATGACTTATAATGGAAAAACTAAATGAAGCGGTAAATGATTTAAAGGCTTTAATTGACAATGGTCCAGACTGGGCTAGCGAACGGGCAAAGATCGCGCTAGATTTATTTGAACAAGTAAAAACAGGTAGCATAAGCCAAAGCGAGTACGATGAATTATTAGAAGATTTAGTTCGTACAGATAAACTAGATGAACTAGCCGACGATCTAAATACAAAAAATAATCTAGTAGCAACTGTAATGGTGCTAAAAAACTTCGCTAGTCTAATTTAATTAATAAAAAAATATTTTTGTAACTTTTTTGTAACACTCTATAAGTTAAATAACTAGGAACAACAGATGGAGTTTTTTAAATATGGAACTAGTTACAATATGGATGGCCGTGGGATTTCTCATGGCAGCATACAGTGTTATCGCTAACGACAGTGTACAAACACTGGGCACTTGGATAGCCAGCAATCACGAGCGTTTTAATTGGAAAATACTTTGGGCCGCCGCTAGTGCGGTTTTATTATGGGCATTATGGTATGGGTGGTATACCTCAGGAGGAGATATTAGTTATGGACGTTTAACTAAGATCCCATTTCAAGAGATATACTGGTACCATGCTGTAGCACCGGGAATATTGCTTTTATTAACACGAGTAGGCGTACCAGTAAGTACGTCCTTTTTAGTTTTAAGTGCATTTGCAACTAGCTTTGTGCTTGAAAAAATGCTGATGAAGTCAATAATGGGTTATGCATTAGCGGCTGTTAGTGCTTATGCTCTATGGCATATTATTAGCAGAATAATTAATGAAAATCGATCAATGGGAGATCATTGGAGTCGTCCTTATTGGCGAACCGCGCAATGGGCCACAACTGCTCTATTATGGTGGACTTGGCTGAGCCATGACATGGCTAATATTGCGGTGTTTCTACCTAGGCAAATCCCATGGGACCTAATGATTGTTATTAGCATAGTATTTGTAGCATTGCTAGGCTTTATGTTCCGCGAAGGCGGTGGTAAAATCCAGGACATTGTTTTGGAAAAACAAACCACACGTTACATAAGATCAGCAACACTAATTGACTTAGTATACTTGGTTATACTATACTTCTTCAAAGAATTAAATTCAATACCAATGTCAACAACATGGGTATTCGTAGGCTTGTTAACAGGGCGTGAACTTGCTATTGCTCACGTTAGGAACACTAAAATGAAACAGGTGTTCCCATTGGTAACAAAGGACTTTATCAAGATGATGATTGGACTTGGTGCTAGTGTTGGCATTGTATTATTCATCCATTACCTGGTAGTGCCCAACGGCTGGTAATAAAATAACAGTGTAACTAATTATGTTATTGTTCTGACTAAATATTGTTGAGGAGCAATTCATTGTTAACACCAGACCAAGCAGCACTACAAATCACAGAATTTTTAATGCCGTTTATAGGCATGTTAGTGATGATTATTATAGCCATGATGATTAAAGATTGGGCTATGAAAGTAGCCAAGGGAATGGCTTTTGCCTTTAACAAAAGTTTTAGCGAAGGTGATAAAGTTATACTAGATGGAGAACGTGCTTTAATAGTTAAAATAGGCATGACTCAAACAGTGTTTGGCATAAACAAAAAAGGCGGCGAGTGGGACGGTGATTATGTTTGGAGATATGTACCTAACGAAAGAATAGATACATTAAAATTAGAAAAAGTTATTTTTGATCGTAAGCCAATAATCAACGAATCCGACATTGCTAAAAACAGAGAATTGATACGAAAGAACATGGAATCAATTGAGGAGATCAAAAATGTCGGATGATGTAGATGAAACAGTTAGTAAAACAGAGTACAACGAATTAAAGGCCAAATTTGATCAATTAGAAAGCAGTTTAGTTCCATCCACTGTTGCAGTAGTTGAGATGACCCCAGTTGAAAAATTTAAAACAACATGGTGGTGGTTTGCTCCAGAATATTTTAGCCGGTGGCGTTTATTTCCTAGAGCATTTATTAGCATGTACATTTATTTGCTTTATAAAGTTGTAGTGTGGTTTATGGATTTACCAGATCCAAATATGAATCAAGCTGGTCTTGTTTCAGTGGTTGTTGGTGCTGGCGCTGCATGGTTTGGTTTGTATGTAAACAGTACAAGCACAAAATTTGATGCAGTTAGTGTTCCGGTTCAAAACCAATATGGGATCACACAAGGTGCTCCTGGCGCAACTCCACAGATTACATCATCTCCGTCTCTAGCACCACGTTTACCATCTAAATAGCAGTTGACAACGTGGTTTTATATTGTATAATTACAGTATGGACTACTATGACTTACTTGGCGTAGAGAAATCAGCATCTGCTGATCAAATTAAAAGTGCCTTTAGAGCAAAAGCAAGGCATACGCATCCTGACGCCGGAGGCGATCCCGAGGAGTTTAAAAGGATAAACGAAGCATACGAAACATTAAAGGATCCAGAAAAACGTAGTTTCTATGATACGCAAAATTCTTCGAATAGGATACATGTAAACATTAATGGACAACCGTTTGATGTATTCAATGATTTTTTCAAGGATATACACACAGCTTTTGGTGATACCGGTCCATTTGCTACATCAAGAACATATAGAAAACAAAATAGAAATAAAGATCTGGCAATTGAATATGTTTGCTACCTTAAAGATACATTGATTGACCAAGAGCGAGATATTAGTGTAAGACACATATCCGGGAACAGAGAAATTGTTCATATTAATATGCCAATTGGTGTTAAGGATGGAGATAGGATAAAGTATAGCAAGCTCGGAGATAAAACTATAAACCAATTGACGCCTGGAGATCTGTATGTTAATATTAAAGTTATAAACAATACTGATTTTAAGATTGATAAAAATAATCTTGTCGTCACAAAAACCATTGATTGCTTTGAAGCCATTTTAGGAACCGCTATTACTGTTGAAACACTGGAAGGAAAAAAATTAAATGTAACTATACCAGCTGGTACTCAACATGGTACAACATTAAACCTAAAAGGGCATGGCTTGTATGAACGAGGACAAAAAACCAATAGAGGTAATTTATTACTGATTATTTTAATAAAAATACCAGAAAATTTAACACCACAGCAATTAAATAAAATTAAAGAAGTAAAAAGAGAAACATTTAATGAAAAGCAGTAAAGCATTAGATAATCTAGTCGAACAAGCAATTAATCAAGCAAAGATTAGGAGTCAAAGGTATGTTACCAGTGAACACCTACTTCTTTGTTTATTACTTGATGAAGATTTTAAAAAGACACTGGATGATTTTGGTGTTCAAACCGATGCTTTATACACGGATTTAAATGATTATCTTAATTCTAAACTAGCCTGTGATTTAAAAGCCAACGAAATTCCTAAAAAAACACACTCATTGGACAGGATTTTTAATAGAGCATACACCCAAGTATTATTCAGCGGTAGAGACGAATTATTAATATACGACGTGTTTATAAGTCTCATGGCAGAAACTCACACAATGAGTTCTTATTTTACTATCAAATATAATATTCACAGGGAAGAGTTTGTAAACTTTGCTACAAAAAAATATAGCAAAGATATAAAAAGCCAGGAAGCAAAAAAGTATTATAAAAAAGTATTAGATGAATATTGCACAGATTTTACCAAATTAGCAAAGCAAGGTGCAATAGATCCTGCGATTGGCAGAGACACTATATTAGATGATATCTGTCAGACCATGGCTAGACGCAACAAAAGCAACGTACTCATGGTTGGTGATCCTGGTGTGGGCAAAACTGCTATCGCCGAAGGGTTAGCCATTAAAATAATAAACGACGATGTTCCTGGTTACCTAAAAGAGCATAAAGTGTACAACCTTGATATAGGTGTACTGCTTGCTGGCACACAGTACAGAGGTCAGTTTGAAGAGCGTGTTAAAGAAGTAATGGAGGCTCTGATAAACCAGGGCAAGTGTATCCTGTTTATTGACGAGGCGCACACCATGAAGGGTGCTGGCGCCGTTAGCAATGGTGGCACAGACTTTGCTAATATGTTAAAACCCTATTTGGGTCGTAATAAACTAAAAGTTATTGCCAGCACCACCTGGGAAGAATACACAGAAAGCTTTGAAAAGGATCGCGCACTAATGCGTCGGTTCTATCGAATTACTGTGGATGAACCTAGCCCGGCGCTGGCAAAACAAATCTTAAATGGCACGATAAAATACTACGAAGAATTTCACAATGTACTTATTGCTCCCGACAGCATTGACAGTGCTGTGGATCTAAGTGTTAGATTCATGACGGACAAGCGGCTCCCGGATAAAGCATTTGATCTCATTGACAGTGCTTGCGCTAGACAGCGATTATTAGAATCAGAGTATCCTAACATTACCAAAGAACTTATTGAACTTGAATGCAGCAAAATTACAGGCATTCCTTTGGATCAACTCAGCGAGCATGTAAATCAAACATACAACCTGTCAACCGTTGAAGACAGCATTAAAGCAGAGGTATATGGCCAGGATAACGTTGTTGACAAGGTTATGGAAAAAGTCTATGTCAGCAAAGCTGGACTTACGGTATCAGATAAGCCAATTGGTGTATTCCTTTTCTTAGGTCCAACTGGTACGGGTAAAACAGAATTGGCAAAACAACTTAGTTCTGGGTTAAACATGAAACTGTTACGCTATGATATGAGCGAATATCAAGAAAGACACAGCGTGGCACGGTTTGTTGGTGCTCCTCCTGGCTACGTTGGCTACGATGACAGCAATCTCGGCGGTGGTTTGTTAATTCGTGACATTGAACGAAATCCAAACAGTGTAATATTATTTGACGAGATTGAAAAAGCACATCCCGACGTTACTAATGTGTTACTACAATTAATGGATGAAGGGTTTGTTACTAGTACCAATGGTAAGCGTGTAGACGCTAGAAATACAATTATTATTATGACCAGCAACCTTGGCGCACAGGAAATGGAACGAGAGCCAATTGGGTTTGGCAGAACAGCCAGGGAAGGCGAAGATGACAAGGCCATGAAAGATTTCTTCAAGCCGGAGTTTCGTAACCGTATTGATGCTGTATGTAAGTTTAATAAACTTGACGATCTAATCAAACGCAAAATTGTTGCTAAATTTGTTAACGAATTAGCCGAACAATTAAAAGCCAAGGGATTCAGGATGAACATAGATGAACCTAGCATTGATTTAATTATGAATGCCGGCTTTGACGAAAAGATGGGAGCAAGGCCAGTTGCTAGAACCGTGGATAGACTGCTACGTGTTCCAATTAGCAAGCAGATAATACTTGACAAGAGTATTTCAGGCTGTAAAATTAAAGTGCGTACAAAAGACAAAGATCTGCTAATAAAAATAATAAGAAAGGATCTCAATCATGGACTTGGTCCAATTAAAGAAATTACAGTCAAATTATAATTTACACATAGAATTAAGTGATAAAAAATTCTATAAAAAATATAATTATAAAATTGCTGCTACCTTTACATTTAGAATAGATCATATAGATAATCTAGATATATACGGTAATATCATTGAGAACCTAAGGTGCCTTTCTTTATCTGATGATTTAAAAATTAGAGTTGAACGAGATAGAATACAGATTTATCTTAATGATACGGAGAAAATCTATAACCTAATCACTTCCTATCAAAAGTATTTGAATTTCTATTTACTAAGTTATTATATTGACAACAAGGACAATAAATCATATAACGTTAAGTATAGGAAAAGACCGGTTAGTCATCCCTGGGAAGTTTGCCTGAGGAGAGGCGTTAGTAAAAAATCTTTAGAAGAATTTTATAGAAATCACAGCAATGAACTATACTTGGATAAGCATACTAGATGGGAGATACTTGGTGAATATGACATAAAATGGACACTATACAATCCTCCATTAAGAGAAAATACCTGGGGTACAAGCTTATATAGGTTTACAAATGAAACATTAATGAACTATTTTCTTTTCCAATTTGGCGAATACATACAAAACATAACATATTACGAACAACAAAAGGTAAAAAAACATGAATTCAAATCTATTGAAAACACTGGTCGAGAAAAAATTGGTTACTTTAGACACCGTTATAAAGGCCCGGGTTACAGCTAAGGACTTTTCTGGTATAAATTTTAAAACTATTAAAGATATAAACTGGAACGAAACTATAAAAGCCGACGATATTATGGATATCGAAGGCATGGATCCAGAAAGATTTGCTAAAAGTTACAGCATTAAACCCGATGGTAGTGTAAAGGTATATAAAAAACGAGGCCGTAAGCCTAAACAAACCGCATAAATACTCTAGTTAGGAGTATTCAATGGCTAAACTCAACGAAGAAACAGTTGTCATTAAGATTAGTAAACTTCTTAGAGACAGCGAAACGCCAACACAGATGCTAGATGTGGAAATGACCGCAAATTTAGAAGCGGTTATTCAGGAACTAGCAGGACCAGACAAACTAGTAGAAGTGATTAAGGAATAATGGCAGCAACAACCACAGTAACACTATTACCAACAACAACTTATAATACTGCCGTGGGTAACTATGATGGTAGTAGCACATCATTCAGCAGCGACAAGGTTAAGGGTGACGGATATTATGGTTTTGCCGACGGTGTTCACACAGTTCAACTACGGGTAACTGGATTTCCGGGCACAGTAAAAATCCAAGGATCATTAGCAACAGATCCAGCGAGCACTGATTGGGTTGACGTCACCGGTGCTGCGCTGGCCGGTGACGGAAGTACATTAATAACAAACAGTTATTTTTATAACTTTACAGGCAACTACGTATGGATTAGAGCCTCTGTAAGTGACTTTACCGCAGGAACAATTAACAGTCTCGTTCTTGCACATTAAATACAATTATGATAACATGGTTATTTGATAACCGTAATCAGTTTGGGTTTGTGCCTAATCTAGTAAAGGATTTTTCTCTACGAGCAGGCACCGATGCCTGGCATGATCTATGCATTAAAGCCCCATACAGTTACGAGTTTAGGTTCTTAAAATACTGTATGCTCGACAAGGTTCCATTCCGATGTCAATTAACGCGGTCTGAAACCTGGGAACATCCTGCTTATTATCCCGTAAACCTAAACTTTTTTGATCTTGACATTGATTTTTTTGAACTGATGGAGCCACATAGTCTGGAACTATTGCGGCAAGGAAAATTTAAATTTTTGATGTATTACAGCGAAGGCGATGACGTTGACAGTACAGGCATTGATGCGAGGATTAATGAATTATTAGTCAAGCATAATATTAGTAAAGAAAATTTTGTTTTTGTAACCGCTAATAGATTATTAGATAAACGAGGACCTTACGTTTACTTCCCCGACGACGAACTGTACTACAGACTACTACACATCAATAAAAAAGATTGGATTAAATCTGTGAGCTTAGGTAAAAGAAAACACACCTTTACCTGTTTAAATCGCGCAGATAAAATATGGCGTAGGATTTATGCTAGTAAATTATACAGTTTAGGATTATTATCAAAGGCTCAATTTAGTTACACCGGTTATCAATACGAAACTCCTGCTGTAAACGAAGAAAGCACAAAGACCTGGGAGTCATTGGATACGAACTTAATTGAAAACCTCAGCGCCTTTGAACTAGGAATTCCCTATAAATGTGACAATCTCAGTGACAAGGACCATAACGATCATAAACTGATTTATGGTCCACACTTCATGGATAGTTATTGGCAATTTGTAGTTGAAACACACTTTGACCAGCATACCTGTTTTATCACTGAAAAAACTTTTAAATGCATATTAAATTTACAGCCCTTTGTTATTGTTGGTAATTACTATACATTAAAAACACTGCATAATCTAGGTTATAAAACATTTAATAATGTGATCAACGAAACCTACGATTTATTATTAAACCCAGTTGAAAGAATGCAGGAATTGTTTAGTCTAAGTTATAGTATTTGTCAACGTGGAGATGCTGATCAAATTCATATTATGAAAATGATAAAATCTGTGTTAGAATATAATCAACAGCATTTCCTTGCTCCAAAGACACAGAGAATAATGAGCCTGATTAAATTTTTGGATTATACAAAATGATACATTTTTGCACACCCTGCTACGGCGGACAGCTCAGTGAAGCAACCTTTAAAGGCTATCTAGATTGGACGGTTTTCGCTATGCAAAACAAAATACCGTTTACTGTAGACACACTGACTAATGAAAGTAATATAAATCGAGGCAGGAACAGTTTAGCGGCCAAGTTCCTGGCTGGTAAGGGCACTCATCTAATGTTCATCGACAGCGACATAAAGTGGTTCCCCCAACAGATATTACAACTACTTGCTAGCAACAAAGATCTTGTGGGAGGTATATATCCTAAAAAATCCTATCCAATTGAATATGTTGTTAACAAGATACATAACGGCGAAATTGAAAATAACTTAATTGAAGTAGGTATGGTTGGCACTGGATTTTTGTTAATACGGCGCACGGTGTTTGAACAAATGATCGAAATGGGAGCAAAAAAATACACAGACAGCATAGGTCTAGGCAACGAATATGATAATTACACCTATGATTTTTTTAATTGTACAATAGACAGTCAAGACAGATATCTAACAGAAGACTGGAGTTTCTGCCGACGCTGGCGGCAATTAGGTGGTAAAGTCTGGGCTGAAACCAGCATTAAGCTGGGGCATGTTGGTTATCACAGATTTGAAGAATAGGATAAATTGCTTGGAACAAATTAAGTTTAATATAGAATTGTTTGGAAATGGATTTGAGGATCGTTGGCCGCGTGCACGGATATTAATCAACGATTCAACCTTTTTTGATGGCATAGTCCAAAACAACCTTAATGTAGAATTTACCGCGGATGTTAACGGAGAAGACGAACACAGTTTAATAATTGATTACTATAACAGAAACTATAAAAAAGACGTGGTATTAGACAGCAACAACAGCGTTGTTAGTGCTACAAGCATAGTAATTCAGAGAATCTTGTTTGATGACATCGACGTTGGAATGCTACCATATAACCTAGGATCTATTGCTGTATATGAACCTTGGTATTTACAGGCTGCGGAAAAAGATCCCACTGAATGGCCAAATCCTAGACTTAACGACCTACAACTCAGCTGGAACAGTCGTTGGATTTTAAAATTTACTAGCCCAGTTTATGTTTGGTTGCTGGAAAACCTTTAAAATACTATTTTAATAAATACATGTATGCGTATACATGAAGCAGTTCAACAAGTTGTAGCTATATATCCTGGCAGATTCCATCCTTTCCACAAGGGTCATGCCAGTGTTTACAACTATCTACGCAGTAAATTTGACACTGTTTTTATTGCTACCAGTGACAAGGTAGACCCCCCTAAAAGTCCTTTTAGTTTTGCTGAAAAACGTGCTATGATGTTAGCTGCTGGCATTCCAGATTCTGCTATTGTTCAAACTAAAAACCCCTACAAGGCAGAAGAAATTCTACAAGCATATGATCCAGCAACCACCGCAGTTGTATTTGCTGTAAGTGCTAAGGACATGGCCGAGGATCCACGATTTAGTTTTGCTAACAAAAAAGATGGTTCGCCCAGTTATTTCCAACCCATGGCACCTAACTTAAAACAGTTAGAAAGCCTTGACAAGCATGGTTATATCACAACCGTTCCCACACTGGATTTTACAGTGCTAGGCGAACCCATGCGTAGTGCCACAGAACTGCGCCGCAATTTTGCTGGTGCAGATAATGAAACACAGAAGAAAATTGTTGCAGATCTCTATGGCAAATATGATGCTAAAATTCATAAAATTATGAAAAATAAGATCACAGAAGCATTAATAGATTTTGAAAGACTCAGTGAAGTTATCAATCGCATTTGGACACTAGACGTTCAGCGTCCTCTCAGCGAAGATGTAAAAAAGACTGTAATAAAGAATATTAGACTAGCAACCGAAGCATGGAGCGAGAAGTACAAGCGTTCAATAAACTGCAACAATCCAAAAGGCTTCAGTCAGAAGGCGCATTGTGCTGGACGTAAGAAGAACGAAGAAAATGAGATACAGATAAATGACTTATTAAATGACGATGCAACAGCCGGCGATCTTTCCAGCGTGTATACACCAAGTATTCCTGAAATTGCTAAAAAACATAATATATCACTGCAACAGGTTGTTGATCAACTAAAAAAGGGTCTTGCTAAAGAATCAGAACATACTAAAAACTTTGATGTAGCCTTAGAGATAGCAATGGATCATGTAGCAGAAATTCCTGACTATTATGATAGAATAGAAGATATTGAAGGCCCTTATGTAGAGCCAGATCCCGAAGGCTACCAAAAAGATTTGTTGACTATGCCACAGAGAACTGTGGTAATAGACACCCCCGGTGAGCTTGACTGGTATAAGATTGGCCAACACTATCCAAATCTAGGACAAGAAGATCCACATGAATATGGACAAAGCGAAACTGATATGGTTATTATTCCTCCCAGTGAGGAGATGTTAGATAAACTAACCAAGGATCTATCACGCTTGGGTTTAAAGTGGAAAGTAATTGGCGGCACAAAAGACCAGCCCGAGATTCACAGTGAAAGCGAACTAGCAGAGACAATCCGTAAGACTGGTAGTCAGTATACCGTTTATAGTAAAAAGGGTAAGCGCATGGGCACTTACCCCAGTAAAAAAAAGGCTAAAGAACGTTTAAGACAGATTGAATACTTCAAGCATGTTGGTGAGAGTCATGAGTCGTGCCCTAGAACTAAGGCATCTACTTGTCACTGTGAAATAGTTTCTAAAATTGCAGAAACAGAGGAATCAGTTACAGCAATCTGTGTACTAGAACACAACGAAAGTGTAAAAGGAACAATATTATTAAAACAAGCAGGCAGCGGACCCACACTGGTTGTAGGTAAAATAACAGGATTAACTCCGGGTAAGCACGGCTTACATATACATGAATTCGGAGATCTAAGCCAAGGCTGCGATTCTGCAGGAGGACATTTCAATCCTGACAATGTAGATCATGGTGACCTTAGCAATGGACATGTTGGAGATCTTGGTAATATTGTTGCGGATGAAAATGGCATAGCAAACATAGGAATTGCAGCTGATAGAATTACGCTGCGCGGCGAGAGAAGTGTGGTTGGTAGATCAATAGTTATCCACAGCAACGAAGATGACTTAGGTCGTGGCGGCAACGACGAAAGCTTAAAAACCGGTAATGCTGGAGATAGACTTGCTTGCGGTGTGATTACATTTCGCGAACCAATTAACGAAGCTGTATATCCTGGCAACTTGGGGTTTGAGGAAGTTTTTAAATTCTTCGCAGATGCCAGCAAACGCAATCCTAAACTGGTGGACATAGTTCAGGATTTAATTGATCAAGGACAAAATAAAGAAGCCTGGAAAATTATACAGGACTTTGCCAATGTTAAACTACAAGGCAAACAGTTTAGTTCTGAATCTCAAATAAATGAACGTGCTACTGATATAGTCTATCACTATACCACAATTGGCCCAGCATTAAATATTTTAAAATCCGGCGAGTTTCAGTTAAGCAGCGTAGCAGGCAGTGTTGAGCAGGATATTAATCCCAAAGGTCATAACTTTTTCCTAAGCACTGCTCGCAGCAAAGGTGGCGAATACCACAGAAGAGTTGGTAATTCAGCAGTAATGTTTGTATTGAATGGACGCTGGATCAGCGATCGCTATCCAGTTAAACCAGTGGACTATTGGTCTGGGTTCTCTATTGCTGGACGTAACAAAGAAGCAGAGGATCGTATATTCAGCAAAGATCCTACTATGCCCATGGACCCTGTTACAAGTATACATGTTTTACTAAAAGAAAAGCATCCATTCGCTAGTGCTAAGACCAGACAGTTTCTAATACTAGCAAAAACACTGGGTATACCAACTTATTTGTATAAAGATGAATCTGCGTGGAGATTACAGAACACTGCCAAAGCAGCCAGTGTAGAGCAAATGAAAAGTGAACTAAGTGGCCCAGAAACATTTCGCAGTGGTGGTAGCGGATCACGCTGGTTAAAACCCTGGCTTGAAGTTATATTTGGCAAAACTGAAGCTGATTTGGGTAAAAAAGCTAAAGACTTGGTAAGAGGGTTCCGCTATTATCATAATGATGGCGATGACCACGGACTAGGAACTGAACTTAGCAATGCTAGAAAGCCTGGCAATTTAGACAGAGAAGATGCGGTTAATATTTTAAAGTTTATGCAACAAAATCGTATGGCCACACACATGGATCTAGTAAACTATCTAGTAGACAAGTGGAAAGTAAAAGACGAATCCATAAACGAAATGGGAGTGGGTCGAGTTGTCAAAGGTGTAAACACCACGCCTGATGTAGGACCAGATGAAATTAAAAAGCAGGCAGCAAAAATGGGTTTCAAAGTTGATCGTGACGGTCGCCCACCACTACTACATGCTAAAGCAAGAAAGAATTCAGATCCCGATACACTTTTCAATCTTGGACTAAAAGAACAAGAGTTAGATGAACGAGGCAGCATTTCAGTACCATTTGCTAGTGGAACAAGTGTTACTATTGCGCCTCACAGAGAACTTAAGATTAAAAAATCCACACCAGGGAGGCACAGCTATGGAAACCCTAAATCTAACAGAAAGAAATCTAACTGAGGAGAAATTATACGATGAACAATTACAGAAATGTCTTGAAGAACTTGAACAACTCATTGAAGATTTTACAGGTAGTGCCAAACCAGGTAGCAGGCCAGGAAGTTTAAAAAGAAAAGCCAGTCTTTATCTTGGCAAAGGTGCTGGAGAAAAATTAAGCAAAGGTGAACTGAGAAAACTTAGAGCTAAAGCAAACAAAATGAAAACTTCTGATAAAAAAGAAGAGCGTGATCGAGGCATACAACTAGCTCGTCAGGTTAGTTTTGCTTTTAACATGCGAGACAGCAAATGAAGCTAAGTTTTGACATACACTGCGAAGAATTTACAGATAACCCTAGTTATAGAATATTTGTAAACAACGACCTTGTGATAGAACGTGATTTTGTTGTCCCCGAATTTGAAATGGGATATTATAGATTTTTAGGATATTACAATTTACCCAATGGCGAAAATATTGTAAATATACAAGGGCTTACAGGTAATTTTACCCTAGGCAAAATGTGGGTTGAAGATAATGAAATACCACACGATAATGGAAGATTTATACTATGAGAGCAAAAGAATTTATGATAAAAGAAACAGCCAGCGCCGGCGCTACCAGCGCAGGTAATATAGCAACTGTAGTAAATCCAGCTGTGGCACACAGTAAAAAGAAGCCAAAAATGCAGAAACCCACAGACAATGCGCTTGACATGGATGTTAGTTTGTTTGGTGGCGGAGCATTAAAGCGCAATAGTAAAACTCCTCTAGCGACTCTTTAGCATAAATATAGTATACTTTTATTGGGGTAACAGAATATGGAAATTAAAGATATTCAAAAAACATTAAAAATTATAAACGAAGGTCACCTAGGTGACATGGCAAATCGCTGCGAGCAGGACCACGAAGTCCAAATGGCTCGCGCAGACCTATACAAGCTCGCAAAATACAGCATTCAACTTCATGACATGTTAAAAGGCATCAGCGAAGAACAAGGTTTAGAAGGCTGGGTTCAAGCAAAAATTACCAAAGCCGCAGACTATATTAGCAGTGTAAAGCATTACTTAGAATATGAACAAAGCCCAATGAATTCCCCGGAAGAGCAAGAAAAAGCCATGGATCAGATGGCTTTTGATCTGGCCACAGAATCAACTGATGAATCCTGTGGTAAAACCCATAAAAAGTCAATGAAAAAAGAAAATGTTAAAACTAAATTTAGTGATTGGAGTAAATCATGAATAATTCATTCTCGGATCTAGTTCGAAGGCTAAATGAACTAAGCAAGGAAGAAACCACCGATGATATCGTAGAATCTGCGGAAAGCACTTCTATAGTAGAAGCTAAAAAAGACGTTGAGGAAGATATAGTTGGTGATATCCGTACACGTTACAGCGACTTTATGAAGAGCGAAACAGCCCAAGGCAACAATCTAAACACAATTGAAGTTGCAGTTAAAGAAGCAACAAGTTCTGCAATGGCTATTGATGATAGTTTTAGCAAAATTTTTAATATGATGAACCGCCTGTTAACAGTAACAGGAGAAAATGCTGTTCTCAGTAGAATGGTAGAGCGTGAAGGCGGCGATACAGCATGGATTGCAGATGCACATCAAAAACTTATCGAGGCTATGGAAGCTATTGAAAACGCACATATGTATGCTGTCAAGCAGGTCGAAGTAGACTAAGTTATCATGCGTCTAAGCGAGTTTACTAGTCCAATTAAACAAGAAGGTCTACGTGATCCCAAAGACAATCCTTGTTGGGACGGATACAAACCTGTAGGTACTAAAAAGAAGAATGGTAAGACCGTTCCTAATTGCGTTCCTGAAAATGCAGATGTTGAACTTGCTATCAAAGAACATATTAGATTAAATATTCCCTTTAGTGAATGCTTGTTTAGACCAGGCAGTGATGCCTTTTATGAATTCTATCAAACAGCCAAACGTATGTTTGTCGAAGGCAAGCTGGATGTTGACTGGCAGGATGCTGAATTACTTGGCACAGACATTGGCGAATTCATTATGGTAGAGGGCGAGCGTGTTCCTCTTGATGTTCCTATTGAAGAGAGCGAATCAAAGCAAGGTGTGGCGGAAGGCTCTTTGGAAACAAACACACCAAACCCAGTTGTAGTAATACAAGATCTAAAAGGTAAAATTTTAGATAAAGTAAACTTATCTGTGGCTGCACAAAAATATAAACTAGGTAACCCGCAAGATATAAAGAAACAATTGGCACATCAAAATTATACCACTATTGGAAATTATGTTGTGGTTGCTCCAATGACTGGCCAGCCAAACGATGTCACAACACAGGACATGGCGGAAGCAGAGTATCAGGGCAAGGATGTGGATCTAAACTCTCCCAAGCGCGGCGGTCCTAAGAAGTTCTATGTATATGTAAAGAATCCCAAGACTGGTAATGTTAAGAAAGTAACCTGGGGTGATACAACTGGACTAAAGATTAAGTCTGGCGATCCTGATCGTGTTCGCAGTTTCGTAGCTCGTCATAAGTGCAAGCAGGCTAATGATAAAACTACGGCAAGATACTGGGCATGCCGTACACCACGTTATAAATCACTGGGTGTTAAGGGCGGGGCCTGGTGGTAAAGCCCTATACAGAACAAGTAAATCACAATACAAGAATCCGTAAATTTTCTACACTAGTAGACGTTGACGACCTTGTCTGGCACAGGGATGCCACCGACAGAGAAGTTCATGTGTTAGAAGGGCAGGGTTGGCGTTTTCAGTTAGATAACCAACTTCCTCGACAAATTGCTCCGGGCGATGTGATACACATACCCCGAGAAACATACCATCGCGTTATAAAAGGTAAAACAAATCTTACTGTAAAAATTATAGATAAATAATTCTGTTATAAAGGAATGTTACTATGACTATTGCATCGTATATACGTAAAACAATAAACATGCTAGAAGCAAGTAACATAGAGTATGTTGCTGGACGAGATTTTGACAAAGAAGAAGAAACAGTTGTAAATGGTACTACTTATGCGCTAGGAAATACCAGGCACGAAGACAGCAACGTTAGCAAAAACGATTTTTCAATTTATAAAAAAGTAAGAGATGGGGGCTTCGAATACAAGGATAAGTTTTATCCACAAGAATTCTATGTGGAAGTTGGAACACTGGATGTAAGTCCATATGCCAAACGGGATGAAGTACTTCAAGCATATAATAAATGGCTAAAGACCAATAAAGGTTAATCTTGTATGGAATTAAAAAAGATTTTTAATAATAGCCTTCTAAAATGGTGGATACAAGTTGTATGCTATGTTTTCGCCGGCGTGGTTGTATATGAATTAGGTTGGTGGCATGCATTATATAACGCGGACATTACAAAATTAAGTTTTGTAATACTGGGTCTATTTGTTTTATCTACGCTGCTAACAGGATATATTAGTAAAAACAATCAATTAAGAAATAGTAAACTTTCAGACTACGTTTGGTTTTCCAGCGAAACCATGGTAACCATTGGTATGATTGGCACAGTTGCTGGTTTCCTTATGATGCTAGGAACAGCATTTACCTCATTGGATGTTTCTGACACAAAGAATATTCAAACAGCAATTGCAACCATGGCAGTGGGAATGAGCACAGCATTGAGCACAACACTTATAGGGTTAATCTGTAGTGTGTTAATTAAATTTCAAATGTTGTTAGTAGAGAAGTCAGAAGATGAGAAACCATGACAGATTTAAAAGTAGTTTTGGTTTTATTGATCTGCTGTTTAATCTACTAGTAGGATTTACATTCCTCTTTCTTTTAGCATTTATTTTAATAAATCCTGTCGCAAAGAAATTTGACTTTGATCCCAAGGCCGAATATCTAGTTATCATGACCTGGGATGACCAGAGCGCAAACGACATTGACTTATGGGTACAAGATAACAACAAGCATACGGTTAGTTTTAGATCAAAAGACGAGGGATTAATGAACCTCGACAGGGACGATCTAGGACTTCGCAATGACACAGCAATGTTCGATGAGAGTAAACCAACTGTAATTGAAAAAGAACTAAACAGAGAAGTAGTATCTATTAGGAGCAGTGGTAATAGAACAATTCTGGTGACTGCACATTGGTACAGCGCATTCCATGCAAAACAATTGAAAAAAGACAAACCTACCGAAAAGGTTACAGTGGAAATAATCCGTGTTAATCCTTATCAAGTTCTCAAGGTAAAAGAAGTAATACTAGAAAACGAAGGTGACGAAAAATTTATAGCCGAAATGACAATCAAAGACGATCAAGTCAGCTTTGATGAAACCAATAGACTAATAGTTGCAAAAATTAAATCCCTTGATGGAGCAATGTTTAGAGAAAACAAGGGAGTGCCTTAACCATGATGATTGAGTTTAATATTACAACAAGTCAACTGGCAATTATCTGGATTTTTGCTGGAATTGTCTGCATGGTACCAATGTTTATTCAGCTGACCTGGAAAAAGTTTTTCATTGTTCCTCTTGTTTTTTTATCCGTCTATTTAAGTTTTGTAACCAATAAAGAGTTTTTAGGTACCCCGTTATATGAAAAACCACAAAAATTTGTTCACAAATATCACGAAATAACACTGGACAATAATCAGAAATGGGTGACCATGTGGGCAATGGTAGATAACAAGGACAGACTTTATAAATTTCCCTATAACAAACAGATGGAACAGCAGTTAAAAAAAGCAAGAGAACGAGCAAGACAGGGTAGACCAACCCAAGGAGAATTTATCCCTAAAAATCCGGGAGAAAAAAATCCTACCGAAACCACCAAGGGCGGCGATTTGAAAATCTACGATTTCCCATTCCAAAAGATGTTTCCTAAAGATGCTGCAAATTAAAAATGATACGTTAGAATCATTAGGTTATTACACTAATCCCTGCAACGAATTTAATCTGAGCAAAGATCCAACCTATCTAATGGCTCCAAATGGATTCAGTCTCACTGAGCTAGAAATAGAACTAGTACGTGCCAACAATGGTAAATTTTACAGTGAAACTGACCTAGCACAAAAAACAGATTGGTTCATACAAATACCTAATGAAAAAGAAGGGGTGGTAATGAATCATAGTTTTATGCTATATCGCAGAGCGTACAAGGATGCAGCCAGTGAACAATTATGGCGATTGGCCAAGGAAAATCCTAGAATACACAGAGTACTACAACAACGCCCAAGATGGGGGTTAGACATAAGCATGGAATACATATTAGCAGATGGAACTATGTTTGAAATATTACACTGGGAGTATGATAGTGATCAATGGGAACCAATAGAGGATCTACGACAACAATATGAACCAAAAATACTTTCAATTGATTGGGAGGATGGCGCAAAACAAATGTTAAAACGCAAAGACGAATGGCACCATTTATCCTGGTTTCCGCAAAGCAAATACAAATGTGAATACTTTGGTTTTGTGCCAGAAAATTTTGGACAAGTTTTGTGGAAATAAAAAAATTGACCTACCAAATATTTTTAAGTAATATTAGCTATAACATGGAGTAACAAATGAGTAGCGATCGAGTTTTTAATCAAGAAGAAAAAGCCAAGCTAACCCAACTAATCAACGAAGGCCTCACAGTTATGCAGGAGATTGATGATCTCACCGAAGGCCTCAACGACACCGTAAAAGCGATTGCTGAAGAAATGCAGATTAAACCTGGTGTTCTTAAAAAAGCGGTACGCACAGCATACAAGGCAGACTTTGCTCGTCACAGCGAAGATCTAGCAGAACTAGAAAATATTCTTGCTACGGTTGGTAAACTACAGTAATATACTAGTATGTCTTATGTAGACGCTTTCTTTGACAGAGATCACGACAAAATCTACATTGTAGAACGTATATCGGGACGCAGGGAATACAGAGAATTTCCTGCTAACTATGTATTCTACTACAATGATCCGCGAGGTAAGTTTCGCACGATCTATGGTAATCCTGTAAATCGTTTTGCTACACGCAACGGCAAAGAATTCCATAAAGAAGTAAAAATGCATGGCAGCAAAGGAATTTGGGAAAGTGATATCAATCCCATATTCCGGTGCCTAGCTGAAAATTATCTAGGAGTTGATGCCCCTAAACTTCAAACCGCGTTCTTTGACATTGAAGTTGACTTTGATCCGGAACGAGGATATTCAACTCCTGAAGATCCATTTAATGCAATTACAGCAATAAGCGTATATCTAGGCTGGTTAAACCAATTGGTAACACTGGCAATTCCTCCACGCAGCATGAGCATCGAAACTGCTAGAGAGACTGTGGCAGGTTTTGATAATACATTTTTGTTTGATCGAGAAGAAGACCTGCTGGTAACTTTTTTAGATCTCATTGAAGATGCTGATATTTTAAGTGGTTGGAACTCAGAAGGCTACGATATTCCCTATACCATACAGAGAATTACCCGTGTACTCAGCAAAGATGATACAAGACGTTTCTGCTTATGGGGCCAATATCCCAAACAGCGAACATTTGAAAGATTTGGCGCACAAAATATTACGTTTGATTTAATTGGTAGACAACATCTAGATTACATGCAACTGTATCGTAAGTATACCTATCACGAAATGCACAGTTATAGTTTAGATGCTATCGGTGAATATGAACTCAATGAACGCAAGGTTGCCTACGAAGGCACATTAGACCAATTGTATAATCAAGATTTTTATACATTTATTGATTACAACAGACAAGATACCATGCTGTTACACAAATTGGATGCTAAACTAAAATTTATTGATCTAGCCAACGAACTTGCTCACGCTAACACTGTGCTATTACCAACCACCATGGGCGCTGTAGCTGTTACAGAACAGGCCATTATCAACGAAGCGCACGAGAAAGGATTGGTTGTTCCTAATCGTAGAAATAGAGACGGTGAACCCACCACAGCCGCAGGTGCTTACGTTGCTTATCCAAAGAAAGGCCTGCACGAATGGATTGGCAGCATTGACTTAAACAGTCTATATCCCAGCGTTATCCGCGCGTTAAACATGGCGCCGGAAACCATAGTCGGTCAGCTGAGACCAGTTATAACCGACCATGCCGTAAAAACTAAAATGGAAAAAGGAAGCTTTGCAGAAGCCTGGGAAGGCGAATTTGGAAGTAAAGAATATCAGGCTGTAATGAACATGGAGACTGGCACAGAAATTACCATTGACTGGGAGTCAGGTGACAGTGATACACTAAGCGCAGCAGATACATGGCGATTAATCTACGACAGCAATAAACCATGGATGCTCAGTGCCAATGGCACTATCATAACCTATGAAAAGAAGGGCGTGGTGCCGGGTTTGTTGGAACGATGGTATGCTGAACGCAAAGAGCTACAAGCAAAGATGCGAGAAAGCGAAGGCGAACAACGTGCTTTCTGGGACAAGCGACAGCTGGTTAAAAAAATTAACTTGAATAGTTTATATGGCGCTATTCTTAATCCAGGTTGTAGGTTCTTTGATCATCGTATTGGACAAAGCACTACACTCACCGGACGTTGTATTGCCAAACACATGGCAGCAAAAGTAAATGAACTCCTCACAGAAAAATATGACCATACTGGTGATTGTGTGATCTACGGCGATACAGATTCAGTTTATTTTAGTGCGTGGCCGGTTATTCATGAGCAAGTTGAACAAAGCAGAATGTCCTGGGGTAAAGAAGAATGTATTAGACTCTATGACCAGATCGGCGAAGCGGTTAATGAAACCTTTGCTGCATTTATGGAACGTGCTTTCCATTGTCCGCGGAAGAATGGCGAAATCATTGCAGCAGCAAGAGAAATTGTTGCTACCAAAGGTCTTTATATTACCAAGAAACGGTATGCTGCACTGGTCATTGACACAGAAGGGTATCGAAGCGACACAGATGGCAAGCCCGGCAAAGTAAAAGCCATGGGCTTGGACCTAAAGCGCAGTGATACACCAAAAGTTATGCAGGATTTCCTCAGCGAAATATTGCTGGATGTGCTCACAGGCAAGAAGCAAGATCACATAATTGAACGCATCAAAGAATTCAAGCACGAATTTAAAAATAGGCCAGGCTGGGAAAAGGGTACTCCTAAACGTGTAAATAATTTGACCACATATACCGCCAAAGAAGATCGCGAAGGCAAGACAAACATGCCCGGGCATGTTAGAGCAGCAATGAATTGGAATTATCTGCGTAAACTTAACGGGGATAACTATAGCATGCAGATAGTTGATGGTATGAAAACCATTGTATGTAAACTAAAAAACAATCCATTAGGCTATACCAGTGTTGGTTATCCCACAGACGAAACACATCTTCCTCGTTGGTTTAAAGAACTACCTTTTGATGATGACGCAATGGAAGATACTATTGTAGACCAAAAGATCGGTAATCTTCTCGAAGTTCTAGATTGGAACCTCAAAGAAAAAACGCAGACAAAAAACACGTTTGACAGTTTATTTACTTTTGAGTAAACTACCCACATAAATATCTGCATGAGCAGATTATACCATAGCCATAGTTTATTAGATGCGTTTAAAAGACGAATCGCCGAAATAAACATTGATCTATCATCAACAGTTTTAACGAACAAAACCGTGTTAAACGATCAACTTCAAAGATTTAAATACAATAACCTTCATCAATCTTGTTTAGAAAATCTAGCATCAATTGAACACGCTGTTAATCTGTACAATGAAAATTTAAAAGAACTTAGCAACAAAATTAACACGGACCTACGTAAGGTGGAACAACAAATAATTCAGCGTGATTACGATAGAACTGAAAACAGCAATGAGGACATTGAATATGTTCACAGGAATTCTTATCTAAGCACTGATATCATTGAAAAATGCCAGGCTGTGATTAGATATTACACAACATGGCAGCATGCTAGTTTAGAAGTTAATCCAGGCGATGGCGTATTTTCAATAGAAATGAATGCCGCTGAGCCACAATACTGTATTGTCCAAAACAAGGACGTTGAGGCTGCGGTAAAAAGTAAGTTCAATGATTTTTATGCTAGACGCCGGTTAAGGATATATAGCAGCATCACAGACGTTCCCGAATCCTGTGCTGGCATAGCAACCTGTATAAATTTATTTGAATATTTGCCATTGGATCCAATTAAAGATATAGCCAAGCAAGTAATTACCTGCTTAAAACCCGGCGGCGTTTTCTTATCTACATATAATAACTGTGAACAAAGACGCAGTTTAGAAATGTTAGACAACGGATTTAGATGCTTAAACACTAAAGAAATAATGAGTAATCTACTCTACGGTGTAGGTTTTGATATAGTTGACACTGGATCTGTTAACGATGGTGCTTGGAGTTATATTATTGTTAAAAAGCCCGGTGATCTGTTTTCCGAAAAACTGTCAAGCCCCCAGGTTGGATTTATTACTATCTATGTTCCATATGCGGATTGGCCCAGCGAACTACAGGAACTAGTGGAGGCAAAGAAAAGTAGGTCATCGGTTCAATGGAGGGGTGATGTTATGGCATATTATCAACCTGCGTGGAACAATCTTAAACCCAGTGTACACAAATATATTGATGAATTCTATTTAATTAAATGACCAGCCAAACTCGTAACTGTGGAACCTGTACAAGATGCTGCGAAGGCTGGCTTGATGGCGAAGCACATGGATATAAATTCTTTCCGGGAAGGCCCTGCCATTTTTTAAATCCTACCTCTCTGTGTACCATCTATGAACAAAGACCCAATTTATGTCAACAATACAACTGCGAATGGTTGCTGCGAGATTATTTTCCAGAGTGGATGAAGCCCGAACACAGTAATGTAATAGTGAGTTTACGCGATTCAAATGGATTTATATACTACTACGTTAGAGAGTGTGGTAAAATGATAGATAGTCGTGTACTAAGTTGGTTAGTGGATCATTGCCTTAGAGACAACAAAAATATGGCATATCAGGTAAATGGTACTATGATGTTTGTGGGATCTGCGGAATTCATGAAAGCTTCTGAAAAATATAAAAAAGTTTAATTTATTGACTTAGCTAACTACTGTTTATATAATTAGTGTAATCAATCAACAAAAGGATTTTTTCAATGAGAGATTATTTATTAGATATCGTTCAGCACACCCATAGCCTAGGTTTTATCAGCTTGGTTAAAATCGAAGGCACTGACGAAGCTACAACCATCGAGGGACTAGCCGAAGATCGCAGTGTTATTCTTAAAGGCAAGTTTCACACACCGGTAGCAGAATTTATGGGTACTTTTGGAATGCCCAACTTAGATAAACTAGGCATTATTCTACGCATTCCAGAATACGCTGAAAAATCTAAGATCAGCATCAACACACAAGAACGCAATGGTAGCAAGGTTCCGGTGGGTATTCACTTTGAAAATGCCAACGGTGATTTCCAAAACGATTATCGCTTTATGAGCAGTGAAATTATCAATGACAAACTAAAAAGCGTTACCATGAAGGAAGTTAAATGGGGTGTTGATTTCCAGCCATTGGTAGCAAGTATCCAACGTCTAAAAATGATGATTAGTGCTCACAGCGAAGAAACGGTGTTCGTTGCTCGCACAGAGGGAAAGAATCTAAAATTTAGCTTTGGCGATGTTAGCACACATGCTGGTAACTTTATTTTCCAACATGATGTAGGTGGCAAGCTAGAAAGATCATGGGCCTGGCCGGTTGATCAGGTTAGCAAAATCCTAGGGCTTGGCGGTGATATTACATACAAAATCAGCGATGATGGTGTAACACAGATCACCGTTGACAGTGGCATGGGCGTTTATAACTATCTACTTCCCGCACAAACAAAATAAATGTCTAGGCCAGATCTAGCCAATATTGAAGATACCCTTAATAAACTAGAATGGGATCATGACGATGGTATATTCCTACCGATGATCAATGACGTGGCAAGGAATAACTTTTACAATGATATATTAAGGGAAAAAGCACAGGATAAAATAGTTTGCGATATTGGCAGCGGTACCGGGTTGTTAAGTGTACTAGCAGTTCAGCATGGCGCTAAAAAAGTTTATGCTGTTGAAAGAGATTACCACAGGGCTAGACTCTGCGAATATGTTGTACAAGAACTAGGTTTATCAGACAAGATAACCGTTTGGCATGGAGACTTTTTTAAATTTAATACCGACGACGTTGACTTTTTTATCAGCGAAACTATTGGTAGTAACATATTTGAAGAAGGGTTCCTCCGAATTGCTCAACACTGTAATCTACTTAACAAACCATTATATCCAGACAATATTATTTTAAGTTTAGGTATATATGATAATTCATCAAACTATGTTTTTAAAAATACTAAACTTACAGATTTTAATCCTGGCATTGATATAGCTTATGGTTTTACTGATTTTATTAACAAACTTATTCGTGACAAGTACAGTTTCAATACTCAATTTTTATCAGACGTACAGCAAAAGTTAGCTAAAAATTTCCCAGGGTTACTTTTTCTAAAACAGTTAGATAGTATTGACTTACACAACCCAGAGATTGAATATAGTGTGGACATCACTGGTTTTTCTGTGCCTGTTTTTGCAGCAATAACCTGGACATTAGTTACTGATAAACATACATTAGATTGTACTAATACTAATTGGAGTGTTCCGTGCATTAGATTATCAGGTAATAAATCTAGATTAGTTATTAAGTATAAACAAGACTCTAACACATGGATAATCAATGAATCCTAATTTTGCACATGTTAATCTATTAACACGACCACAATAAGATGTTGCTTGGATTAGTGTAACAAAATGTGGCAGTGCTTTTATTAGACAAGTCCTCCGAGAAAATAATTGGTTTGAACCCAGTGATGAAGTAAGTGAAGCAATAAGACGTAGTAGAGATATTCCTAAAATGATTGTTTTGAGAGACCCAGTACAACGCTGGATCAGTGGCTTCAGTGAATGTTTTTCTAAAAGCCCAGCACAACTCAAAATTTTAGATTTATTAGATAACGAAACATTTTGGGACACCATAGCAGTTAATCCTGTGTTTGACGGGCACACTGAATTTCAACATAGATTTTATAGAGGTGCTGCAAATACACAATACATCTATATGCAAACCAATCATCCAGCACAAGAATTTTATACAAAACTTGCTGTATGGATGAGAAAGTATGATTGTGTGGCAGAATTTGATCGTTGGCGTGATCCTGCTAATAGTTATAAAAATGATCCTATAAAGCAGGAGATTAATTTAAAATTAAAAGATTTAGTTCGTTCTAAATATAAAGAAATGCTAACAGAGTTACACAACAACGACTATAAACTTCTTGATCAGCTACCAAAACTAAAATTATGATTACTATCCCTAATTTAGATCTGTTTATAGCACAAACTTGCAATCTAAGTTGCAGTGGCTGTATTACTTTTAGTGATAGCAGGGTAGTTAAAGGAATAACTAGATACAATCCGGATCATCTAGCGTTCTGGAGTCAACACATAGAACCAGCCTACATTAATATGTTTGGTGGCGAACCCTTACTTAATCCTGATCTGGAATTATGGCTTGCTGGTTGTAGTGAATACTGGCCTAATAGCAGTCTAGCAATACAAACCAATGGTCTTAGATTAACCAAAGGACATTTAACTCTTATTGACAAGTATAACGTTAATTTTATTATAAGTCAGCATTTAGCGGACTATACCAGCGTAATCACTGATTTTATAGATGCTGTCCTAGCAACTGGCAAATTCCAACCTTGGACAAATGAAAATGGGCCAGTACAAAATGGTTATGGTGAACAGCGCGGGTGGATAAATGAAAGTGGTGCTAGTATACAATGGACAGAAAGTTATAAAGAAACGGTTTGGTGGCCATTTTACCAAGGCACCGCCGAAGACAGCGAGCCAAATTACAGTTATTTTAGCAATGATTTTGCCAGTAGTTGGAATACCTGTGTGGCTAGAACTTTTGTAAATATGTTTGAAGGTGACCTATATAAATGTCCGGCAGTTGCGGGACTTTTGATCAACGGTGAAAGCCTAGGGTTAAATAAAAAAGAAACTTGGAGAGATTATTTCAATAATTACAAAAAATTGTCACTAGGCAGTGATTCTTCTACAATTACTAACTGGTTTAAAGAGCAGGCTGCTCCTCAAAGTTGTTGTAATATGTGCACACGGAATGTAAGCATGGATGTAGAGCCACAAAAACTAGCACAGGCAAAAGTAAAGATTTAGGAGTGGAGAAATGTGCCCAGCATGTTATATTAACGGATTATTATTTTTAATTTTTGGTGCCAGCGGTGCGGCAGTAGCCAACAGTCCTTGGATTATAGCACTCAGCGTGATATTAACCATTGGAGGATTATACTGGCTCTGGCAAGGTTACCGTAAAGGCAGCGATGGAGCAGCGTGGAAAAAGAACCTAAAGACCACAATGTTGTTTTTGCTGGTGTTTTTAGCAGGATATGGAACCGCAGCCTTCCAAACCCATACATATTTTGAAAACAAACACCAGCACCATAAATGAAAATCTTTAAGAATAAAATACAGTTGACTAATTTATTTAAACCTGTATAATTTATATTAAGCATATTATTTCAGAGGCGAACATGCACAAAGAAGAATTGCTAGCAAAATTAAAAGACAATTTGCTAGAAGTTACTTTTACAAAGGTTAATGGCGACCAACGCGTCATGACCTGTACATTAAAAACCGACATTGTTCCACAGCCAACAGGTTCAGTAAATCAAAAAAGAAAAACCAACACAGATGTGATCAGTGTATGGGACACAAATGCCGCTGGTTGGCGCAGTTTTAGGTATGATAATATAGTTTCAATCAGGGAGATTTAAATTGGATTTAGAATCAAAAATTCGTTATTTAGAAGAACAACATCGCAGGTTGGATCTTGCTACAAGTCAACTTGAAACTAAGCGTGATGTGGATAGATCAGATAAGACCAAGCTTGACCTTGTTGAATTAAAGAAAAAGAAACTTGCTGTAAGAGATGAACTAGCTGCCCTAAGGAAGGAACTTTACGAAAATCAATTTGAGTTGAATTTTTCGGATTATGATCGATGATCAGAGATTACAAAGACAATAAAGATCAAGGTAACGTAAAGTTTTTCTTAGGTGAAGAAATTGAGCATACTCCTGCTTATATGTTACCAACGTTATTTGTTGTAGGAATTGCTGATTCAAAACAGATTTTAAATCTAGCAGACTTGTATGACTGTGAGCATATTTATTTTGGCGCCAATCAAAGTTTTGCACTCAGCGAACTGCCCTACGGCACCGACAAGGAAAACCAAGCTTGGATTGAAATGGTTACAAATGTTTTAGAATCTAATCATTATGTTACACTTGATTATGATTTGAAGTATCATGAATGGGTGCTGGAATCTGGATTCGCTGAGCGTTCAAATTTCATTGCTCAGATTAGCGTTAAGATACCTTATATAGAACAACTAGGATATAATGCCTGTGTTAAATTTGATGACAAGGATTTTAATGTCTCAAACCCTGGCGTCTGGGTTCATAGGGTACATGATCTAATGGACACAAAAAAATTTACACCGTGGCACTTGTATGAACAAGATATAATTATCAAAGATGACAGCAATGAACAGACTGTGTCATTTTAAATTACCGGTGAGTATCTAAAACAATGAATGATGATGATAATCTACAAGAGCTCTTTGATAAGTATTTTCTATTAACCTAGAACTTGCCCAAGAATACAGCATAGAAATGCTTGCGGGTGTACTTATGTCACAGGCAATTAGATTCTATAAAACAATACTAAATGATGAAGATTATAATAGTTTGGTTGCGGAATTATTTAAATCATTTAAAACAATAAAACCTTATACAGAAGAAAACTTTACCGACAAAAAATCAACACTTCACTAAGAGGAAAAATCAAAACTATGTTTGCTGTTAAGGTATTGGTTGACGACACTTGGTTGTACGTTACTAAAATGGATCAATTGGATCAGCCTGATCCAATATTATTTGATACTGAAGATGAAGCGGAAGATTTTGCTAGTACGTGGCGCCTTGCCGGGGCCGAAGGAAATGTAAAGGTGGTATATTATGAAGGGCTTTAAAAACAAACAAGACTACACTAACTGGGCTTACTATCAGATGAAAAAGTACGGTATTCGTATGCCAGAAACATATTCCGCTGATGAACTAGAATATTTTAATCCCAGTGTTCCTAGAGATTTTATTGACAACCACGTAAAGCATAGAGACAAACAGGGATCATAGATGCGCTATTATCGTATTTTTATTCATGGTTATGGTGGTGAGCAATGCTTTGGCGCACTAACCCAAGAACAGTATGATTTTTGGAAAGACATGGAAGAAGAACATATCATCTCTCATATGATTGATCCATATGAAGAGGATGATGCGAATCCTGTGTTTGATGATACTGATCCACGCTGGATTGGCGAATGGTTCGAAAATGACAACATCACACATGTAAATGCTTGTTTGTTAGATTCAGCACATATTAGCATTGACGAGTATGATGGCTCTGGCTATGATTCTAATCATGTTAGAGAAGTTATGAAAAATACCTCATGGCACGATATCTATGAAAAATATCTAGATGCTGGTATCGATGATAACATTACCCAAGACTGGGTAAAGAACATGGATGATTACAAATATATTTTCTTTGGTGCTAGCATTGACAAAGGATGCTTTGGGGATTATACTATAGAACTACCCGATGACGAAGAATTTGACTTTATGAAGCTGAAATGGTATCACTTAGAAACACCCAATGGTGAAGACTTCATTGAGTTACTTGCTTATGGTGAGCAGGAACTTGACAACTGCGGCGGAGATACCAATGGAAAAGGTATGGCCGCCGGTGTATGGGAGAATTAAAATGGCTGAAACCAGAGAAAGTTATGACCAGTACATGTTACGTAGGATGCACGAAGAAGGTTTAAAAGATCGCTTACGCAAAGCAAAAAAAATGATCTGGGTAACCTTCCAAAAAGAAGGTATCCACAAATATCCTGCTGCTCTCGACGATCCTAAACTAGCCACTGGAGACGAATATGATGTAAGTTTCCTGGGTTATCCGCACAGGCACACATTTCATTTCCGTGTATGGATCGAAGTATTCCATGATGATCGCGACATTGAATTTATTCAGTTTAAAAGGTGGTTGACAAAATTATATGATCAGCGTACACTAGAACTTGATTATAAGTCATGCGAAATGATCAGTGATGACTTATATTTACAGATACAGGAACGTTATCCAGGCCGTAATGTCTGGATTGAAGTATCTGAAGACGGCGAAAACGGCGCACTAACACAATACTCAAAGGCTGTATAATGAGGCATTTTACGATAGATTTAAGCACTAGGCAATTTTCTCAAGCAAAAGATATAAGAAAAAATTTTTTTGAATATAATGGGATCACTGATTTTACTTATGGAATAAAAATACGAAAAGAATCAGCTCTTTATAGCAAA